CGCCTGACATGGTATTTGTTCCGTCAATGCGTAGGTATTGAGTATCATAAGCACCATCACCGTATATAAGTTTAATTCCAGAATCAAACCTAGTAAATACTTTATCGTCTGCAAGATTTAAAAAAAACTCTCCTTTGTAAATATCAAGACTATCCCAACTCCCGTCCGTGTGGTCATCACTTGGAGACGCCGTAGGAACTTGCGTAGTTACTGTACTCCTTTTTGATAAAATTCTACTGTCTTGTACGTTCATTTATATTGGTATTTGACATCTATCTTTCAAATCAACTATCTTGCATTGCAAACTCATTTGCCATCCCGTTACCTCGTTATCTGATTTTTCATAAAAAGGATTCAAGCTAACATTTTCTCCTAATATAAATAAATCGTCAAAGTCTGGATTGTTCAAATACGCCCTACAATCCAAGGCTATTAGTAACTGGTCATTCAATACATCTAATTCGTTGCTCAAATCTTTATGCACTAAATCCATAAACAACAAATCAATATTTAACAATACTGTATTTCCTGTTATACTTGAAGGTCTAAACAAAGCCACCACCGCAGGAAATCTAGTTTCACTACAATTCAAAAGCTCCAATGGGTCTTTTAAACTAAATTCATTTACTTGAATTTGAGCCGTTGCGAACGCTTGTAGCTTTTGCTTTATTTGGTTTAGGCTGTAATTCATTTAAATATTTTTCAAGTTTTTTTATATTCTTTTCCTTAGTCATTATCCAAGATATATTTTACCACATCTACAATTTTCTAAACCGCAAGAACCGCAAGGATTAAAATCCAAAACCATTCCAGTAGTATAGTTGCTTCCATTCGGATATACGGTATCGGTTCCGTTTCCAGGATTGTCGTACAATGGATAGCTTACAGAATTTTCACAAAGGTATTTTGTTATCCTTTCAGAATGATACTCTGCTTTATTTTTAAATCTATCCATTAGAAACCTAGCCTCTTCTAATCCAATAGGTGTACTGTTTTCTGAATTTTTTGTACTTACGTTTTTATTCGTAAACTTATAATTCAACTCTACCGGAGATTCGTATTTTATCCATGCAACTAAGCAAGGGATAATATAAGAGTCAAGTAAAGTAGTATTAAGAACCGTTAAAGTATTCGCTTCTATCTGTGTTTCCAATTCATTATACAGCCCAGTACCTATTATTGGTTCAATGTAAATACGCTGACACTCTAGTATTATAGGCTGTATCAAAGCATTGTCCGTGTTACCATTGATAGCAACAAGCTCTTTTAATTTCGTTTCCGATATGAATTTTACAATGCTCATTTTTTCCTTACAATATTTTGTACCCAAATATGTCTACAATAAGGAGTAGTTTGGTCTAGTGCCGTGTTGTGAAAGTACCCTCCCCTTGTTGCCCATACGTCTCTGCCTTCTTCCTCGGATATTAATTCTATTTCTTGACGAGTGTATAGTTTATTTAAGTCAAGTAAGTTTTGGCAAAAATCCCTGCTCTCAGTTTGTAATGGTGGCAGGTTTTTTCTTACCTCATAAGAGTAAAGAATCTCTATATTTTCAATAGGAGCTTCCTCTATAATCTTTGTGCCTGACTCCGTTACTTCAAGGCTTCCAATTTTACCTTGAATAAGTTTTTTAGTAAGTAGGTTATTTATTTCTACTTCAATTTCTTTTGAAGAAAGACCCACTACTTTAGCAATTTCGCTTAAAGAAATATTCGGGTTGCCTTGAATCAAATCTACAATCTTTGGAACAATTACGTCTTCATCATAAAACTTAGTACGATAAAACGAAAGTTCGTTTATCATTACATCGTTTCTATCGCTTACCTCCGTAGATTTATATATCTTAAATTCATCTTTGTTTTTTCCGTATTTTTTAAAATTGTCTACGGAACAAAAATGAGATTTCATTTTCTCTTGTGTCAATGAAGGTAATCCAGCTTTTAATCTAATCTCGTCTGATGTCATTACCTTTATAACTTCTTCCTGTGGTATTCCTTCGCTTATTGGCTCAATAGGAATAATGCTAAAAGGTCTACCATATCCACAACTTTCTGCAAAGTCATTAAAGATACTTTCAACTATTTTTTGCTTTGCGTTCACATAGCCATTTTGAAACAAAGTATAAGCGTCTCTTAACTCATCCTTACTACCTAGTCCATTCGCCTCTTTAATCCCAAACAAAGCAAGTGAAGTGATTTTGTGACCTGTAAATATTTCCTGCATTACTGTTTGATTTAATGTATCAAACATTTTATCAAATCCATTAGGAAGCAATGGCGTAACAGTTGGAGCAGAATCTTTATTGTCTGAAAACGTTATAACAAGTTGTCCCGCCTTATCCGTTCCTGTGAACTTTCCTTTTACCTTTCCTTCAATAACTTTTTGCTCCTCCATTGTTGGAGTGCCGTTATTAAAAGATATCATTGTACCTCCTACAAAACCATTTTTGATGTTGTTTAAATGGAAGTTTGCTATTTCATAATCTATTTCTATATATGAAATACACCCTACGTACTCTGGGATAGGATAGATACGTGGTCCTGGGCGGTACGCCTTATATCTGAATACCCCTGTAAATTTCAAAGGGTCATAGAACGGTAAAAACTTTAATCCTGTTTCTTCTGCCGATTGTCTGTATTTGCTCCAATCATTAGAATACCAGTAGCCATCTTTATTCTTAGATACTCTTAGCTTTTCAAAACCTATATGGTTTAATTCGGCAATGCCGTTTCCTATTCTGTTTGGTATTACCTCAATGTAACAGCCGTCAAATATTTCAATGTCTGTTATTACTTTAGTAAGCAGGTCGGTTGAGCAGTCACCAGTATTTATATTATTATACCAATTAATTAACTTCGCCTTTTGCTCTACTGTCATTCCAGTAGCGTCAACCTCTATGCCATTACCTTTGATGTAATGTACCTTACCAGTTATTATTGCATTGTGTTTTGCTGAACGGTCAAAAAGTTGTATTAAATATTCGGGATAATCGTTTTTCTCCCCGTAAGTAATCCAGTCACGATTCTTTAATTCTTTTATCTCTGGCAATTTGTGATTTTCAAATTGCAAGACTGATAAATTACTAGATGTCATTACCCGCTTTTTCATCCTTGATAAACAGTTATTGTCGGGTTATATGTATATTCGTATTCTGTTTCACCAACTCCTAAAACTAAAACTTTTCCCACTTCTAAAGGAGTAGTATTATCGCATAGTGTCGGGTCTAAATTTGTTGTACTTAATTGTTCAAATATTCTGTAAGAATAAAAGCCAGTTAAATTCAAACTAACCTCTCCTATCAATGGGTCTGGACTAGATGAAGTTTCAGTAACAACAAATAAATTATACCTTTCTGGGTATAAAGAATTATCTCCTGCAATAAAGTAGTGCAATGAATTATCTTGGTCGTTCTTGAATTCAAATAGATATATAGAGTTGACAAGAGTAATACTATCACTCACGGTAACAACTACATCATTACTAGAATCCTTATTTATTTGAATCATTATCCTCTATCTTTGGGAAAGTCATCTTTGTTTTACTAGAGCTTTTAACTTCTGGCTCTAAAACACATTCCAAACCGATAAGTCTGTACCATTCATCTTCTGGTCCTTCTTTGATTTCGATATTTCTATCTAAAATCTTAGAATAATGTTGAGTTCCGATTTCTTCTTTCTTTACCATAATTAGAAATATATAATTTTCGTTTTTGTACACAACAAAAAAAGGTTCAGCAATTGCCAAACCTTTTTTATAAATCGCTTTCAGCTATTAAACAGCTGGGGCGGTCAATGTTGCAATCAATCCAGATGCTACCGTTTGCATTAAATCGCTTTCTTTTGCGTTAAATACAAGCTCATACCCGTTAAAATCGCCCATTGCTTTACCTGATTTAGAAGTCGAAGGCACAAGGTCTGCCCCGTTACTTTCTCCCATTAGCCAGTAGTCACCGTTACGGTCAAGAATGATAATCATTAATTGATTTTGTGCAATTAATTTCAATTCGTTTCTTGTTGCAACAGAAGTTTTGTGAAGCATTACTTTAAGTTCTGTTTCATAAAACACCGTACCAGCCTCAACACTTGTGTTAATCTTTTGTTCGTATTCCGCTGTTTCCTTTACAAGGTCGTAAGTCCAAAACTGTTTCCCAGTTGTTAAACTAAAGGCAGAGATAGCCCCAGCACTTGCGGTTATTGCATTCTTATTAGCAAGCTCGGTAATATAAATTTTCTTAATCCCTCCTACCGCATCACGACAGGCAAGGGTTCTACTAGATGTTAATGCACACGCCATATATTTATGAGTTTAAAAAATGGGGAGTTTAATTACTCCCCATCTTGATTATGCTAAAGTGAATTGAACTACTTCTGAAAGGAAGGCAACGTTTGCACCTGCTTTCCATTGTGCGTTGAAACGAACTTCATCCGCTTCTTTTGCGAAGAAGATTTCAAATTTCTCCTCTTCTCCCATCAAGTCAGTACCGAAATACATATTTTGTAATCTTGTAAGATACGCCTTGTTAGTAGAGTTCAAGCCATTCACCGCAATGATTTTCATATTAGTGCCTGGGAATACCATCTCCCCATTGTTTTCCGCTGTGTAGTGGAAAAGGTTTGCAGATGTGATTGCATTCATCAAGCCTCTGAAAACATCCCAACCTACGAAGCATCTTACATCGTCTTTATCTAATATCGCTACTGGAATATTTGAGAAGATACTTTGAAAAATTGCAATGTGGTTTGCAGTCCAAGTAGTATAAGGAGTTGTGAAGTTTGCAGAAGATGCAGGAATCCAAGTCCAAGCCTGAGCAGTATTTAATACTCCAAAGTTCGCTACCAATGTAATTTGAGTTGCAGAATCAACACTTTGAACTGTTCCAGTTGTAGAACCTATTTTTAGTTTGTCACCTGCTGCAATACCAATTGTAGTAAACAAAGAACCTGACCCAGTAATTACCGCTGTACCAACAGCAGAAGAAACCGTACCAGTTCCAGTAATTGCGTTTACGTTTACAACACCAGTTGCTGAGTAAACTTTACCAATGTTTTTGATAAGACCATCAAAGTAAGACAAGTTGTTTGTCGCACTAGTTGTATCGCCTTGCCAAACCGCTGTTTCCATTTGCGCTGCAATCAAATCAGCTTTCTTTTGAGAATAGATTTGTTCAAACGGAATAGACTCAGGCTGTGAACCTGCTTGCAACATTG